ATATAAAGATATGAATATTTACAAAACAAATTTCCCAACAGAACAAGAAGGATTCGATTATTTAGTAAGTCAAAACGTATGGCAAGAAGTAACCGAAGAAGGTGTAACATCTATGCAATATATTAACGGAACTCAAGCGGTTGTTAATATAGGAAAGGTTGTTGAAATACCAGCAACTTATGACCCCGAAGGTCACGAATTAACACCAGCAGTTTATTATGATGGATGGTCTTATGATATTATGTCAACAGATGATGCTTTAGACTTTGGAGAGTTTGAAGTATTCCCAGCATCAGCAGCAGTACATTCGTTTTTTGGTTATCCAATAGCGGATGAGGTAGAAGAAGAAGAATAATCACTAATAAGCAATAAGTGTCAAAAGAAATGAATATAACAGATTTAAAAATAACTATAGGAGCATTAATGAGTATTGGTTTAAATTTATCTGACTTTAATGTTGGAATAGCTACAATATCTGGTATTGTATTTCTTGGATACGGGATCTCAAGATGGTATTATCTTATAAAAAACAAAGGTAAATGAAGTTAAGTAAGAATTTTAGCCTATCAGAATTTGAATGCAAAGCAGGTTGTAAGATGCCAAAAGATGTTTTTCAAAACGTACAAGCTCTTGCAATCCATTTACAGACGTTTAGAGACATATTTAACGAACCTATTACAATTAATAGCTCTTACCGTTGCGAAGAAAAAAATCGTTCGGTAGGAGGCTCTAAAACAAGCCAACATTTATTAGGTAAAGCTGCTGATATAACTATAAAAGGATATACTCCAGACGAAGTAGCCGATAAAATAGAGCTTTTACATAGCGAAAACAGAAGTAGATCTAACGGTTTAGGTCGTTATGATACTTTTACGCACGTAGATATTAGAGAAAATTACGCTCGTTGGGATAATAGAACTAAAATATGAATGAATCAAATCCAAATAAGATAAAGAACGGTGGCGAAGGTACATTTGTTGGTAAGGTTCTTAGAGGTATTGTAGGCGTATCTCCTGACATTTTAAATATTCTTGGTACTATAACGGGTGTTGATGGTTTAAATAAGTTAGGCGATGCAATACGAGGTAATAGTAATATACCTCAAAGCGATAAAGACTTATTATTAGCTGAAATAGATAAAGATATAGAGGTTGCAAAAGAAATAAGTAAACGAGAGATTGAGATTACTAAGCGTTGGGAGGTTGATATGAAGTTTGGAAGCCGATTAACTCGTAATATTAGACCCTTAGTTGTAGCTAACTTTACTATATTAATTGATTTCCTTTTAATATCCTCACAATATGGCAGACCTTTAGGCGAGGCTTATTTACCTTTAGTTATGACAATGGGGATTACGGTTATAGGAGGTTACTTTACTTTAAGAGAATACGGAAAGACCGTAAAAAAATAAATCAAAATAAATTATTTATTCTCGTTTTTTTTATATAACTTTACAAATTTATTAATTAAATAGTTTTAAAAAATAAAAATAATAATAAAAAAATATATATAATATATTAATAAATATTTTATAAGAGTTCGGAGTATTATTTAAATTTAAAAAAAACGTATTGTGTAAAAACTTTGCGTTTTTTTTTGTTTTTAATGTTATTTATTGTAAATTTACATTTAATAAAGGGTTGCAATAACTAATAATTAATTTAACAAGTTTCGTCACTGGTTATACTGATTGTAAACCGCAACCCTTTTAAAAAAAACTTATGAATACAGAAATTAAATATTACGAAAATAAAGAAAAACCAATTATACAACTAAAAATAGATAGAGTAAACGAAATAGAGGTTTATCTAATGGAAATAGAAATGATTACTCATAAAGATGATCATTATACAAGAGTATTAAATCAATGTATTAATTACTGGAAAAAAAAGATTAAATATATAGAGGAGGAAATAATAAGTTTAAAACTAAAACAGTAATGGCTAAAAGAAAACGTAATGTAGAAAAATTATTAGACACAGCTTGGTCTCATTTAGTAAAGCTTCGTGCTGGAATGAAATGCGAGATTGAAAATTGTACTCATAGACCTACTTTAAATAGTCATCATATATTTAGTAGAAGAAATAGGAGTACAAGATGGGATGTTGACAATGGGATTTGTCTTTGCGTAGGACATCATACAATGAGTAGCAAGTTTTCAGCACACGGAAACTCTATAGCTTTTACGTATTGGCTCGAAGGTTATAAAGGAAAGGATTTTGTAGAGAATCTTTCTATAAAGGCTCATAGTACAGTTAAAATGACTAATCAAGAGAAGGAGGATCTACTTGTTGAGCTAAACAATGAGATCAATATGTTAAAGTTTTGTTAAAGTTTTGTTAAAGACTTGTGAGATCTTTAAATAGTCTGTAGATTTGTAGGGTTGGAAATAACCAACAATCTAAAATTAGAAATTATGACAAACGTTTTAACAATTATCGGACAATCAAACTACAACAACAAGCCATTTTCAGTAACGCTAAACGACTCATCATTGAGCAAATTACTTAGTAGAGCTGAAAACATTTTAAGACTTACTCACGTATCTACATGGGAACTCGATACAGAATTTGGTATCTCAAACGGTAAAGGATACAATGCAGATCTTGATTTAATTGAAGTACTAGAAACTTTAAAGTAACATAATTATAAAAAACAAATGGGGAGGAAACTCCCCTTTAAAACAAACAGAAATTATGAAAGATACATTTATTATTATCGACAGATTAGGAGCAAGACATGCTACAATTAAGTCTACTGATTCAACATCAGCTAAGTTAATCTACACGCAAGGCTTACCTTCTTTTGAGTCAAGAGCTTTTGCAGTAACAAAAAATCAATTTCAATCTATAAAACTATGAAAACATTATTTAAAAGATTATCATTAGAAAATCAAAAAGTAATTTTATTAAAGAAAGATGAATTACCAGCTACTTGGACACCAATATATGGCTCATTAATTGGTGGGTTTGCTTGGGGTAAATTAACTATAGAACAAACAATGTCTATTTACTTTGAGCTTTTTGATGGAGCATTTGATTTAAATAAATTTGTAGATTTATTCCAAGAAAAATAAAACTTAAAATTTTGATTTATGAATACATATAGACAAGCAATTAACGGACTCTTAGGAATAGATATAAAACAAAAAGGTATTAGGATCCAAATAGAATCAAAGAAATATAATAGCGACTTAAACTATCAGGTTGAATGGACAAAAATAAAATAGAGTATTTAAAACAAAATCCTAAAAAAGAATTTAAAGAATGGTGGAATGTTCCAAATTATAATCCTATATTGGGATGCAGATATCACGAGGAAGTAAATAGATGGAAAACTCAAACAAAAAAATATAACTTAAACTCAATGCAAGAATACGCAACAAGCAATAAAAAATAAAAATATGTACGACTTATTAAATTACAAAGAACAGAGAATAGTAGCTTTAATGGAAGAAAACAAAAGGCTACAAATTGATAACGAAAAGATAACTACTTATCTATTTGAGGTATTAGATAAAAACTGTCCTAAAGATTATAGGAATATAATAATAAAAGAAATATTCGGAAAATGAGAACTCAAAAAGATGACTTAAAATCGGATATAAAAAAATTAGAAAAAAAAATATTATTACTATATAAGACAATTCAAGAAAAAAAATCAATACTAAATAATATAAAATGACAAAAATAATAGAATATAAAGGTCTTAATTTTGAAGTTTACGGAGATTATATTCCAGGTAATACAGGAGATTGGGTTAGTCCTAACGAAGATTGTGTATTTGAAATAGATAAAGTAAATTTAATTACGGATCTTGAAACGGTAGATTTTACTGAGTTTTTAGATAACGATATAGAAGAAATAGAATTATTAATTTTAAATAAATATTATGAATAAAGAAAAAATAGTAGAGCTTTACAAGAAGTATGAGCTAACTAAGGATGACGTATTTAAGCATCAGCATTATTTAATTATTACCAGAAGCGGTGTAGAGAAAATTATGGCAATAGATAAGATTAAATGCCAATACGAGGTTATTAAATGCGAATCTAATTTTTGTGTAGTAAAAGCATATAATGATAACCTACAGACATTTGGAAGTGCTATTAAAGGACTTTCTTTTAAAGACGGTAATACGAATAGTTGGTATGTAATGGAAATGGCAGAGAAAAGAGCTATGAGCAGATTAGTACTTAAACAAACGGGAATGTACGAACTTGGCTTTTTCTCTGAAGATGAATCCGAAGACTTTAAAAAGAAATAATATGTATAGCAATTGTTGTGGTGCTGAGGCAAGTTTTTTAAGTGAAGAAAGATGTGGAAATTGTCTTGAATGGGCAGAGTTCGATGATTTAGAAGAGTAATTAATAAGTAAATAAATAAATATGAGTGAATTTAAGGTAACTGGTAAAGTCGAGAAAATCCTTCCAGTAGTAAAAGGAACAACTAAAGCTGGAGCAGATTGGCAAAAGGTTGAGTTTGTAATTAAAACCGATGACGAATACAATAATCTATATTGTTTTGAAATATTCGGAGACGAAAAGGTAGAAGCGTTTAATAAGTTTACAAAGCTAAATGATATGGTTGACGTAAAATTTAACGTAAAATGTAACGAATGGAAAGATAAATTTTATACTTCTCTTGCAGCTTGGTCAGTTTTTAAAGCAGAAGCAGCTGAAGCTTTTGAGCAAGTATCAGCATTAGAGCCTAATAGCGATATTGATATTCCGTTTTAATGACGGAAGATGAGCAATTAGCAGAACAATATTTTAAATATATTGACGAACACGCTAATGTAAATCCGAATGAAGATATAAGATATCCACCCGTTGCTTTAAGCTGCGGGTCATTCGAATTGCAGACCAATAAAGGAAGAGAAACTTATCCTATTCCTATTGGAACATTTGGAAATATAAGTTTTATACAAGCACCTCCTAAAACAATGAAAACCTATTTTTTAAGTTTACTAGCTTCCGTTTTCCTAAACAACGAAACAAAAGGAAAAGGATCTATAAGAGGACATAGAGATAAAAAAGAAGTTTTACACGTAGATACGGAGCAAGGAAGATTTCACGCACAACGAGTGTTTAAGAGAGTGGCAATAATGTCAAACGATAAAGAAAACTATCATACTTTTGCTTTAAGGCAATATAGTGCAAAAGACCGATTAGCCTGGATAGGTTGGAAGTTAAAATCAGAACCAGATTTAGGTTTAGTTTTAATTGACGGTGTTGCGGATTTAGTAAATGACGTTAATAATATAGAGGAATGTAACTTTGTAGTGCAAAAATTAATGGAATGGTCGGAAATCCATAACGTTCATATACTTACTATTATACATTCTAATTACGGAAGCGAAAAACCAACGGGATGGCTTGGTAGTTCTTTAGAGAAAAAAGCGGAAACACAAATGATACTTGAAGCTTCTGGAGACGGTACGATTGTAAGATGTCGAAGGAGTAGAGGATACCCTTTTAAACCTTTTACATTTTCAGTTGAAAACGATACTCCTTACATCGTAGGAGATTATGCAAATAATTTAGAATTTTAAATATGAAAAAAAAAAGCTATAGACCAAGACTAAGAGGTAAAATAAAGAAAGCGTTTTTAAATCTAACTAAAAAAGAAAATAGAATATTAGTTATAGGAGACTTACACGAACCATTTTGCTTAGATGGATATTTAGACTTTTGTATAGAAACTTATCAAAACTTTAATTGTAATAAAGTAATATTTATCGGAGATGTTATAGACAACCATTACAGTTCTTATCACGAGTCCTCAGCTGATGGATTAGGAGGAAAGTATGAGCTTGAACAAGCTATAAAAAAACTATCTAAATGGTATAAAGTCTTTCCTATTGCAGATGTTACTTTAGGAAACCACGATAGGATTATAATACGAAAAGCTCAAACTAGTAATATTCCAAGTAAATGGATTAAAGAGTATAGAGATGTATTAGAAACTCCTAAATGGAATTTTGTTACAGACGTTTACTATGACGGAGTTCGTTATGTTCACGGAGATAAATCAGGTAAACCAAGAATGGCAGCAAAACGAGATATGGTCTCAACGGTTAGCGGTCACTACCATACGGACTTCTATGTAGAATGGTTATTCGGAAAGACAAGAGCAATCTTTGCATTAGCTACTGGTTGCGGTATTGATTCTAAGAGTTACGCAATGGGTTATATGCAAGGAGGTAAAAAAGAGGCTATAGGTTGCGGAGTTGTATTAGGAGGACATACAGCTTTTAACGTTAAAATGAACTTAAATAAATAAATTATGACAAATATATTAATATATACAATTTTTTCAATAGCTACTTTAGGCTTGTATCTTTGGCATTTCAAAAGCTCAGATATAGAAATAGGACTTATTAAGGGCTTTGTATTTGGAGGTAGTGTTTCAAGCTATAAAGGAGATGAAGTTTCAACTAATTACTTAGACATATATTTCGGTCTTGTAGTTATATCTTTTATTTGGGATGAATAAGATAATAATATTCGATATAGATTCTTTACTTTTCTCTTGTTCTTTAAACGTTGAGACAATAGAGGAAGCGATCTTTAAATATGATGAGATTTATATGTCTATAATAAATACCGTTGAGGACGATTATATTATAGATGATATATATAATTACGGTTGTGCAATCGGTAACTATAGGAAAACAATAAATATACAATACAAAGCCAATAGAAAAGCCTCCTCTATACCAGAACTATTAAATGAATTAAAACAATACGTATTAGAAAACTATAATGTTATTCAAGGACACGGATTAGAAACCGACGATCTAGTTGCTCGTAAATGGAAAGAGAATAAAAAAAATTCAATAATAATTAGTATTGATAAGGACTACAGACAGTTTCCTGCTCTTATTTATAATTACCATTATTTGCATAAAAGATTCTACGATATAACAGAAGCAGAAGCAAGGTATAATTTCGCAGAACAATTAATAGTAGGAGATGAAAACATAAACTATTGTAAAGGATATGGCAAAGGATACGCTAAAAAGCTATTTAAAGACTGCGAGAGCGATTATCAGTATATTAAGCAACTCTTTATCCTTTATAAAAAAATACATAAATCTAAGGCTCGTGAGAGGTTAATCGATTGTTGGAGAATGTTAGCTTTAGATATTTAAAAAAATAATTAGGATTATAAATAAATCTTTTTTAAATTTGATAAATAATTAAAAATATAAATTATGACACAATTTGAAAAAATAGGATACTTTATAGAGTACATGATTGATACAAAATATATCGGATCTATAAGTATTGATAAACCAGATAGAAAAGAAGTAGGTTATTACGGTAGAATAGACTCAGTCGCTAATAAAGATATTTTATTAGATAATAAAAAACGTATAAAAAAAGGTCAATCTTATTACACTCGTATGTATCCTTTGTGTGGTAATTATATAAACAAATAAAAAACAAATAAATGAGAGCATTAAAAGTATTTTACGAGCAAAGATTAATTAGTCATAATATAAAGCCTTACAAGGTTGTTAAATTAAAGACTGGTATAAAAGCAGAACATTATATTAACGGAGATATTAAAATTGTAAAGCTATGAGTCAAGATAGTTTATTTCCAGAATTTGAAAACGAAATAGAAAAGGAGTGGAAAGATATGCCAGAGTTTATTCAAGAAGATAAATCTCCTATAAAACAATTAATAGTAAGCTTTAAGAATTACAATGATTATAAAGACTTTGCTAAATTAATAAACCAACCTCTAACGCCAAAAACTCAAAGCGTTTGGTATCCTCAAGTCGAGATAGATAGATATATGGATAAAAGATATATAAATAAAAAACTTATAAAATAATATTATGAAACCAATTTATGTAAAAAACGGATTTACTGGCGGTCATTTCGCTTTTAAAACAGAAAAATCAGATAAGCCTTTTGTTAATAATATGAGAGAATGCAAAAGTATTAAAATATTAGAAACAGATATAGTCGCAGACATAGGTGCTTACGTTGGAGAGTATTCTATTTATGCTTTAAATTGCGGTGCTAAAAAAGTTTTATCCTACGAACCTACTCCACAAACTTTTGATGTATTAAAAATGAATATTGATTCTTTAGAGAATAAGGATAAATCTAAAATATATAATGCAGCAGTTGTTGGAGATGATAGTGAAAGTATTAATTTATTTATTTCAAAAGGAATAGGTGTAACTAATAGTATTGTAAAAGAACGTGGCAAAGTTGGTAGTATCGAAATAGGAGCTATAAAGTATGAAAAGGCATTGCAAGATGCTACTATTGTAAAAATAGATGTAGAAGGTGCTGAATATAATTTTGATATATTACAACCTAATTTGCGTGCAATTATATTAGAATTTCATCCAGTTGGTGATAATTGGAAAAAACGAGCTATTAATATAATGAATAAAATTGAAGCTGCAGGTTTTGAAAATGTAATTAGACCAACGTTTAAAAGCGGATGGAATTTAACTGGTAGCTGGATTAAAAAATAATATTATGACTCTTAAATATCCTATTTATATAATCTCTAAAGGTAGACACGAATCAAGGTTAACAAGTAAAACCTTAGAGTATATGAAACTCCCTTACAAGATAGTTATAGAACCTCAAGAGTATGATAATTATGCCTCAGTAATTAGTCCCGATAAGATATTAGTTTTACCTTTCTCTAACTTAGGACAGGGAAGTATACCAGCAAGGAATTGGTGTTGGGAGCATTCAATATTGGAAGGTCATAAAAGACATTGGTTAATGGACGATAATATTAATCTATTCTTTAGGCTTAATAAGAATATGAAGATACCCGTTGGAGACGGAACTATATTTAAATGTATGGAAGACTTTACGGATAGATTTAAAAAGGTAGCTTTTAGTGGTCCTAATTACTTTATGTTTGCAAGTAGAAAGAGCGGTTCTATAAAACCGTATTTAATAAATACAAGGATCTATTCTTGTACTCTTATAAATAACAATTTACCATATAGATGGAGAGGAAAATATAACGAAGATACAGATATCTGTTTAAGAGCTTTAAAAGACGATTATAGGACTATATTGTTTTCAGCCTTCTTACAAGGAAAAGCAACAACAATGACTTTAAAAGGAGGTAATACAGACGAGGTTTATATTGACGGAGACAATAGACTTAAATTTGCTCAGTCTTTAAAGGAACAACATCCTGACTTGGTAGAGATTACTAATAAATTCGGAAGGTTTCATCATCAAGTAAATTATAAGCCTTTTAAGAAAAACAATTTAATTAGAAAAGAAGGAATAACAATAAAAGAAGGCGTGAATAATTACGGAATGGAATTAATAAATATAGAAGATGAAACACGAACAGAATAGATTAGATGAGATAATTAAGGCTATGGAGGTTTATAGAGATCAAGAATCAAAATACTTCGAGGATAAAAAGAAATTTAAAAATCAATATAATAAAGCTTGGACTAAATATATTGATATTAAAAAAAGAGAAAAGGAACAATTAAAACTATTTTAAAATGGGTTGGCACGATAAAACTGAAGTAAAAAAAGGAGATATAGGAGAGAGAATAGTAAAAAATTATTTAGAGAGTAAAGGAGGAGTAGTATATAAACCAATAACAAATAAAGCTCATCATTTCGATATGCTATTTAGTTATAACAAAACTCAAACTATAGTGATAGAGGTAAAGACACAAGAAAGATTAAATAGGTATAAAGAAACGGGCATCACTATTTCTCATTATAAGGATTATTTAAGGATTAAAAATATACCAGTTTATTTGTTCTTTGTAGATTACTCAACTAAAACCGTTTATGGTAATAGTTTAGATATATTAAGCCAAGAGTATTTAAAAGATGATAAAATGTTTCCTTTTGAAAGAGAAGGTAGTTCAGGAACGAGAGTAAACTTTCATTTAGATACTATGAAAACATATACAAGATTAAGCGATCTTGAGATAGAAGAGTTAAAAAGATTTACAACAAAAAAAGAAAAATATAAAATATGAAACATAAAATCCTATCTGGAAAAATAGAGGAAGTAAGAAAGCAACTAAACGATTTAGAGCTTGATTGGAATATAGAAGTAGTAAGTACTTCAATGGCTGTTTATGAGCATGTAATATATATAATAGTAGTTAAAATTAAAAGACCAAAAAGATGAATAAAATAAAAACCCTAAGACAAATAGTAAACTTTGTAATAAAAGAGACGGGACAAGATATAAGAAATACAACAAGACTAAGAGACGTTAGCGATGCAAGGACAATATATTATAAGTTAGCAAGAGAAACGACACACTTTCCATTGCATAGAATTGGCGAATACGTAGGTAAACATCACTCATCGGTAATACATAGCCTTAAAAACGTATTTCCTACCGTTATGCTATCTAACGAGAATTGTAGAAAAGCATATAATAAATATAATGGTATAATTGATATATCAAACGATGACAATTTTAATGAAGTAGAAGCTTTAAAAAATAGAGTTGAGGAGTTAGAATATAACTTAGAGGAACACGAGCTATTATTTAGAGAATTATCTGATAACAACAAGGAAAAATATAGAACAAGAGTAATTCCAATAATTAAAATGCTAAACTATAATGAGCTTAATCAATAGCATATTAATACATACGTATTTCTTAGAAGCTTTAGGAATTATTGAACGATGGCAGTCTAAAAAAGAAAACAAGGAGCTAGATAGGTTAGCAAAGATAATCTTAGAGCTTTTAAATAGTAGCGGAGAAAAAGATATAGAAATAAAAGATTTAAAATTAACCAATACTTTAATGAGAGCCGAAAAAAATAAAGAGATATTAAAGTTAAAAGAATTGTTAACAACTAATAATAAATAATACGATTTATTTGCTTAAATTTACGTATAATGAATATAAATATTAGGTTAGCTTGTTGGAAAAAAGGAATCTTTATATACCCTAAGCCTATAAAAAAAGGAGGACATATAAATGTAAGTGTAGACTGTAGAATAGTTATAGAGCAAAACAAAGAATCTAAGTTAGGAAAGGTTATATTTAAACAGAATAAAGAAATGTACAACAAAATAGAAGAGCTATATAATATAATATATAAACGAATTAAATGATATTAGAAGAGTTAAGTAAAAAAGATAAGGAATGGCGTAAAGCTGCTTATTTAATTTGCAAAGACAAAATGATAGCTGATGACCTTGTACAAGAAATGTATTTGCGTTTAATGGATAAAACTAAATGGAATGATTATTTTGTTTATATAACTCTTAGGAATTTATTCCTGGATCGTTTAAGAAAAGAAAAGGATTTAAGACTTGAGGAGTTACATTACTTAGAAGATAGAACAGAGATATTTGAACCTGATGACGAAGAACAAAAGATATTAGATGCGTTTGATAAATTAGATTGGGTACAAAAGGAACTACTATTAGAAAGAGCAAATGGAATGAGTTTAAGAGATATCCAAAAGAGATACAATATAAATTACGGATATACATATAGAGAAACAACCAAAGCAAAAGACATAATTAAAAAGACAACAAATGAAGCCAAAGCAAAAACCAAAAAAAGTAGTAAGGAAAACAACAAAGAAAACTAAGTCTAAAGGTTTAGGAGATACTGTAGAAAAGATTACTAAAGCAACTGGAATTAAAAAAGTAGTAAAAGCTGTATTTGGAGATGACTGCGGATGTAATGAAAGAAAAGAAAAATTAAACGAATTATTTACATATAAAAGACAAGCGCAACGTTGTTTAGAAGAAAATCAATACAAACAATATAAAATGTATAGAGATACTCGAACCTTAAACGTTTGGAACGAAGCTGAGATACATTTTATTATAAAACTATACGCTCACGTATTCGCAATACAGTATAATCCAAACGATTTATGTAGAAGTTGTTCTGGTTCTGGAAAAATATTATTTAGAATATCAAAAGAATTAGATTCTGTTTTTGAATCTTATAAGGCACGAACCTATGAGACAAACTAATGTATAGCTGTCCGAGTTGCTCTAAGGAGCTTATATGGGGTGGAGACCACAGCCTTGACGATGAGGGGATAGATGGGGATGGTATAGTAACCAACTGTACTTGTCATAATAAACTGTGTGACGTAACAGACATTTTAATATATCAGGAGTATAAACATATATCTATATAATTATGAAAAAAATATTAAAAAGATTATTACTAGAAATGTCATCAGTTCCAACTGACAAATTATTACATTTCTTTTATGGAAGTATAATAGCGACCCCATTAGTAATATGGGGAACAACAATCGAAGCAATAGCATTTATGATATTCGTATCAATAGGTAAAGAGATCGTAGATGCTAAGATGAGATTTAGTACTCCAAACGTATTAGATGCAGTATTTACATTTGTACCAACTTTATTATTATTGGCAGTAAAATTATTATAAATATGCAAGATAAAAAATATACTCAATTACAAAGAATAAAGATTAACGAAAAAATATTAGGTACAATCTGGGGAGTCTTAAAGAAACAAGGAGAGGAGATATCTAATATAAATGCTTTACTTAAAGAGCTGAGTAACAAAAAGGAAGATTAAACGTTTAAATAGTAGTATCAATTATTGATTTCTTTTGATTATGGACAAACGTAAAAACAACGGAGGCAACTCTACAAAGGCTAAAGGTATAGATAGAAGAAAGAATCCTTACAAGGATATACTAAACGATGCCTTAAACGAAGAACAGCTCTTAGAAGTCGTTAGAATGCTTCATAGAAAAGCAACAAAAGATTTTGATGTATCAGCTTCTAAAATATTAATGGAATACTACTTAGGGAAGCCAGTACAAACTATCGACCAGAATAATACTCATACGGTTAATGATTTTAATATAAAAGATTTACTAAAGTTTGATACTCCTCAATAACAAATATAAAGCTCTATTAAAATACGATACAAGATTTTATATAATAACAGGAGGTAGGGGTTCTTCTAAATCTTTTGGGGTTGGTACTTTTATTACAGCTCTTTCCTACGAATCAAATCATAAGATATTATTTACAAGACAAACAATGACCTCAGCTCATTTGTCTATCGTCCCAGAGTTTCAAGAGAAGTTAGATTTATTTGATATTAACGAGCATTTTAATATTAACCGTTCCGTTATCGAAAACAAGGTATCTAAGAGCGAGATAATATTTAAAGGACTAAAGACCTCAAGCGGAGACCAAACAGCAAACCTAAAGTCCTTACAAGGAGTTACAACGTGGATATTAGATGAGGCAGAAGAACTATCAGACGAAAGTACCTTCGATAAAATAAATTTATCTTTAAGAACAAAGGGGGTTCATAATAGAGTTATATTAATATTAAACCCAACTACTAAGGAGCATTGGATATATAAAAGATTCTTTGAAGATGCTGGAGTATCTGAAAACTTCAACGGAGTAAAAGGAGATGTAACTTACATTCATACAACTTACTTAGATAACTTAAAGCATTTAGACTCCTCTTTTATAAACGAGATAGAACGTATTAAGATAACTAATCCTAATAAATATAATCACGTAATATTAGGAGCTTGGTTAGAGAAAGCTGTTGGGGTTGTTTTTACTAATTGGAGTTTCGGATCTTTTAATCCTGATAATTTACAGGTATCTTATGGTCAAGATTTTGGTTTCAGTATAGATCCGACTACATTAATCGGAGTTGCAATAGATAAGAAGCACAAGAAGATATATGTACAAGAGCATTTATACAAGCCTAAATTAACTACAAGCGAGATAGCTCATATTAATAAAGAAGTTTGCGGACATAGTCTTATAGTGGCTGATTCCGCTGAGCCTCGTTTAATAAACGAATTATCCTCTTTAGGTTGTAATATTATAGGAGCAGAGAAAGGTCCAGGAAGTATTTCTTTAGGTATTGCTTTACTATTAGATTATCAAATTATTGTAGAACATAACTCAAGCAATATAGCGAAGGAATTAAACAACTATATATACGCTGATAAAGGCAGTAAGCTATTCGTAGATGACTTTAATCATTTAATTGATCCTTTAAGATATAACGTAACTTATCATTTAGGTAGAAGCACAGGATTTGAATTAAGATAGAAATAACAAATTACCAATTTAAACGTTTATAATATATGATTCTTACGTTACCAGAAAATATAAAAGAAATTACTTTAGGACAATACCAAAGGTTCGATGCGTTAAACAAACGAACTGATCTAAGCGAGTTATCTTATAACAAGAGAGTAATAGAGATATTTACAGAATTAAAGTATAGAGATATAGGAAATATATCAAACAAAGACTATACAGATATCTTAATCCAGCTTACTAAAGCAATGGAGCAAACCTCAGAGTTTGAATATACTTTTAAGATTCAAGATGTAGAGTTTGGATTTATTCCTAACTTAGATGATATAACAACAGCTGAGTTTGTAGATTTAAGTAGTTGGGGTTTAGAGGTAGAAAACTTTCATAAAATAATGGCTATCTTATTTAGACCTATTACCAATAGAGACAGTTTTAAAAATTACAAGATAACAAACTACGAAGGAACAAAGAAGTATGCCGATGTAATGAAGCTGATGCCAATGAATATAGTAAATGGAGCGTTTGGTTTTTTTTCTCTTTTAGCGAACGAATTACGAATACATACCCAGAAATATATAATGGAGGCGGAACGACTGAAGGAGGAAAAGCTTCTCGATACTTTGAAAAATGGGGATGGTATAGTACAGTTGTAGAATTGTCAAATAATGATTTATTAAAAGTAGATAAGATATTAAAAAAGAACGTTTGGGAGATGCATACATTTTTAGCTCATAAATTAGATAAGCAAAAATTAGAAGCATCTTTAAGAAAAGGAAAAGATAATAATATAGATATATAATGGCAGGACTTAATCAATACTCAGAATTACTTTTGTACTTAAAACAATTAGCAGAAGCTGATAGTTATGTTAATACGGTAACTAAAGGAGAAAATGTAGAGCTTGATAAAATGACCGTATTCCCTTGTGTTCATATAGATATAAATAGTGCTTCTTTTCCAAGTGGAGGAACAATACAATTTACAGTTGAGCTTTCCTGCTGGGCAATTAGAGATATTAATAAGGAAGTTAATACAGATAAGTTTTGGCAGAACGATAACGAAACCGATAACCTCAACGAAACTCTTGCTACTTTAAATAGAATGTGGCATATAATGAATAGAGACTACGAAAGGAATAATATTACAGCTTCGGATGCTCCAACGTTAGATGCTATTACGTTTGATAAAAAGAATCTCTTAGACGGATGGTTAATGAGCTTTGATGTTGAAATGCCTAATACTTCCGTTAACCTTTGTTTCCCTACTTAAATGAAAGATACTCTACAAGCTTTAGATAATTTCGGTATTAAAGTAGTAAATAAATCTAAGGGAAATTTAAAACGCAAGAAGAAAAAGGCTTCAGGTAAATTAATTGATTCGATTGGTTATAAAGCAAAAGTATCTAAAAATAGTTTTGAGTTATCTTTTGAAATGGAGGACTACTGGACTTTTGTAGATTATGGAGTTAAAGGAGTAGGAGGTACAAAGGCAGATGGTAAAAGTTGGAAAAGGAAACGAGTAACTAATTCAAAGTATAAATACAAAAAAGATAAACCTCCTATAATGGCTTTTAACGGTTGGACAATTAGAAAAGGTATTGCTCCAAGAAATAAAACTGGTCAGTTTACATCAAGAAGAGGATTATTATTTGCTATATCAACAAGCGTATTTCATACGGGATTAGAAACAACCTCATTTTTTACAAAGCCATTTGAAAAGGAGTTTAAAAGGTTACCAGACGAATTAGTTAAAGCATACGCCTTAGATGTAGAAGATTTATTAAAATTTACAATAAAATGATAAAATCAAATAGTCCCTATTATATTACTACTCCTTTAGTTTCAGTAGCTTCAGGATTAACTTGTCAGAATTACAAGTTGAGCGTTTCAGTTTGGGATGGGTTAAAATCCTCTCCTCCAGCAACTGCAACATATACAACTACTAAAAATAACCCTACTGCTTCAACAGGTTCAGATAGAATAAATATAGCAAGAATTGTAAATGACTATATAGATTTTGCACCTCAGAAAACAACTACAACTTCCGTAATAAATGGGAACAATCAGCGATGGGTTAAGACTTCGGTTATATACAATAACGACTTCGTAGCTCAACCACAGATTACAGTTTTAACGGTTACAAATAAAGCTCTTTCATCTGATAATGCTTTTCTTACTTTAAACGGAGTTTTACATACAGTACCAATAAATGGAGGTATTTTTACATCTGCTTCAGCAAATGCAGAAGAAATAAAAAATTATATAAATACATTAACAACGCATACAGCAACTCGATTAGAAACCATTGTAACTATTACAGCTGTTCAAAATGGTTTACAATCAGCAACTTTAATTGATGTTAGTGGCGTTGCAGCTATGACCGTTAATGTATTAACAACCCAAGCAGGATCAACAGGACCAGAAGCTCCTCAATACGCAACTACTTCTTTGATGTCTTTAGGCTACTCTTACGGAAACGAAGGAGAAAACGTTACTACAATAGAAAATAATACTTTAATAGCAACTCAAGACTATAAAGTAAATAGAGAAGGGGTTTTTGTAGTTCCTATTTTAGTATCTGAAACATTACAAACAACTGCAACGGTTATAAGTTATCCTAACAATGAAATAAATCAAAGCTTTACAATACCATTAACTACCGATTCTTCAAATTTAGTTAAATATATATGGGTAATATGTACCGAAACTACTACAGATTCTTATATAGAGGTAGTATTTAACGGTCAAACTACAACGTTATTAATACAAGATGAACCTAAATATACTCCTATCGACATATTTTTTCAGAATAAAGAAGGAGCAGAACAAGTATTAACGTTTTTTAAAGAGCAAAATAATAGTTTATCTATAACGAGTAGCGAGTTTGAAAGCGATAGAGGACAACCAAGCTTAGGAAATCATCAATTTGTTAGGTATAATGTGCAAGGTAGAACAGAATTAACTTTAAATAGTGGATTTGTAGATCAAGATATGAACGAAGCATTTACTCAAATGTTACTAAGTGAGCGTATATGGTCTTATAGTACTAATATATTTAGTAAAATATCTTCAATATTTATACCTTTAAGTATTAAGTCTAAAGAATTAAGCTATAAAACTCAATTAAATGAGCGATTGATCAACTATGAAATAAAGTTCGATTATTCTTATAATGAGATTAATAATATATGATAACAACTCTCTATATACAAGGAAGTAAATTAGACCAAAACAAGGATGAATCTGTAGAGATTAATTCAAGCGTTTTAGATATATCTGATATTACAAGAAATACAGGAGACTATACAAAGACTTTTACAGTCCCAGCTTCCAAAAGTAATAACAAAGTTTTTAAGCATTGGTATGACGCTGATATAGATAATAGTTTTGATGCAAGGATTAAGGTAGATGGAGAAATACATTTAGACGGTATTCTATTTAAAATGGGACGTTTTAGATTAACAAAGGTTAACGTAAAAAAAAACAAACCAGATTCATATACAATTAATTTCTTTGGCAATTTAGTAAACCTAAAAGATACAATTGGTAAAGATGAATTAAAGGATTTAGATTTATCATATTTTAATCACTCTTATAATAGCGATAAAGTAAAACAAGGATTAGGTACTACTGGCGTAACCTTAAATTTAAATGGCAATACAATAAGCAATAGAGATATTGTATATAATTTATTAGCAAAGAAACAATATTATATAGATACATCAAGTCCTAATAATGCGGATCAAAAGACTCGAAATATATCTTTCTTAGGAGGAAACGATACTGGCGTTGTTTGGAACGATTTAAGACCTTCAATTAGAATACTAAAGATAATAGAAGCCATAGAGAATAAATATAACGCAGACGATTACGAGAACCCTGTAGTCTTTAGTAGAGATTTCTTCGGTACTACCGAGTTCAATGAGTTATATATGTGGCTTAATCCAAGCGAAAATAAAGAGCCTGGAGGAGATGCTCAAATTATAGATTGGGATGGAGGAGATTTAAATTTTATTAACGCAGCTAATATAGGAAGTTATACTTTTCCTTATCATAACGTATATACAAGGGTTATATTTAAATTAGAAATTTTTCCAGAAACTTTGTTTTTAAACGTTAATTATGAGGTTATTTTATATATAAATGGAAATCAACACTCTATAACTCCATTGTCTGGGGATAGTGTTACTAATTTTGTAATACATACAACGGAGGAACAACTTACTATAGATGCGTATTGGGAAATAAAAACATCTGAAGAATTTGAATATCAAGCTACTTTGTATCAATCGAGATTAATAGGCTTTACTCAACGTTTACCTCCACAAGCGACAACTACAGCAAGTATTCAAACTATCGAAAGTAATTTTATAGTTTCGGAGGAAGTACCTAAGATAAATATATTAGACTTTTTAAAAGGATTGTTTAATATGTTTAAACTCGTATTAATACCTCAAGATGACGGAACTCTTTACGTTGACTCTTTATCTTCTTATTACTCTAAAGGTATCTTACGAGACGTTACAAGGTATATAGACTTTGAGAAATACGATGTAAATAGAGGAGATTTATTAAATAGAATAAATTTAAAGTACTCAGACCCTAAGACTATTGTTGCAATGCAATTTAAAAACAATAATGATAGAGGATACGGAGATAGCCAACTAACCTTAAAAGACATTAATGGTAAAATATTAGATGGTAAACCTTTAGATTTTACTTTACCTTTTGAGCAGATAGTTTACGAGAGACTTCCTAATTTGGCTAACAACGATATAACCAATTATCAATATGGAGCTATTATAGATGAATCGAGTGAGCCTGTTAATCCTAACGCATTAATATTTTATAACTTGCTTGTTGGAGCTGCAAGTGATGTCGCTCTTGGGTTTATAGAAGATGACGGAACTCGATCTCAAATTACATACAATATAAATACTCCTTTTCATCATTACGGTTTAAATAATCCTAATTTTGCTTTATTATTTGAGGCTGATTTTAGTACATATACTTACGAAGCTTTAACGAGTAATTTATATACAAATTATTATAAGAGTTATGTTGAATCTATATTTAATCCAAAGAAAAGAAACTTTGTTTTTAAAGCAGTTTTACCTTTACATATAATTACTAAACTACAATTAAACGATACTTTAGAAATTAAAGGAAACTATTATAGAATAGATAAATATAACTACAATATATTAACGGGAGAAACTACTTTAAATTTAATAAATAACTTTGAAAAATCAATAAGCAATAGAATCTGTGGTAGATGGGATTGTGCAGTTCCTACTAAACCAATAACAGACACAAGCTCTGAAGCAAAAACAGAAACAATACAAGTAACCAATTTAGAAGGAAAAACAGTTTTAAAAGTAGACTTAGGATTTGGTACTGATTGGATGACCTTATCAAGTTCTGGAAATAATTTAACTTTTAATATATTAGAGAATACTTTACCAACTCAAAGAGTAATGGCGGTTAACTTAGGAAATGGCTCTTTAGTTCCAGAGGTTACTTTAATTCAAGAACCTACAACTTTAACAGTAGACAGTAATATAATAACAGCGGATTCAAACATAATAACAGCAGATAACAATGGCACAACAAGTAATTAATAACGGAACAATAGCAGGAGACGGAACGGGAGAAACTCTATTTAGTGCTTTCGGTAAAACAAACAATAATTTTGTAGAACTTTATAAAGTTGCTGGATGGGGAAGCTATGCTCAATCAACTGCAACAGCTCAAACTATAACCTCAACGGATTCAAAATTAGTAATTGATGGAGGAGGAGCTGCGTCTAATAGCTCTTATTTACCTTTAGAGATTAGAGGTATATCTGAATTATGGGATACTACAAATAATAAAATAACTCCTATTTCTATTGGCGATGGTTATACTATGCGTATTGACTTTGAGATTACTGGTAAAACAGGAAATCCAAATGGTTTAGATGTTTCGTTAGATATTGGAGGAGGATTAGCTCCAACTAATGTATTTATTGAGAGAGTTATTTCAACCTTAAAAGCTACTCCTTACAAAGTTAGTGTTGCATTTCCTTTTTATACTTTATCAGATTTTAAAACAAACGGAGGACAAATATTTTTAAAAACAGATACAGGAACGTTAACAATAACCTCAAGGATGTTAAGTATTCATAGAATTTCAAGCGGTACAATATGATAGCAGAGATAATTAAAATACTACAAAGCGGAGACTATTACGGAGCAGGAGAATATACAGAGATAGCTAAAGGTAAACGAGAAATGGTTAGTACTTGGAAAGGGTTTAATAGAAAAATAAAGAGATTATGGCTATTAAAAAGGTAATAAAAATAGAGGCTGAGACTAAAGATGCAGTAAAAAACATAGATAATTTAAATCATTCTTTAGACGAAACTACAACCTCTCAGAAAAATGTAGAAAAAGCAACTAAAAAAACTACAGACGCTCAAGACAAAGCAAAGAAATCAACACAAAGAAATCAAGCAGCTTTTGAAGGAATGAATAAGGCTACTGGTGGAGCGTTGAGAGGCGTACGTGCGTTAATAAAACAGATGTGGTTGCTTGTAGCTAATCCTATTGGACTTGTAATCGCTGCGGTTGCTCTTGCATTAACGTCTTTATACAAAGCATTTACGTCAACTAAAGCGGGAGCAGAAGCGTTTGACCAAGTAATGGCGGGGATTAGTGCAACTATTGATGTGGTTAGAGATAGAGTTCTTGTAATCGGAGAAGCTTTAGTTAAGTTTTTCACGGGAGATTTTAAGGGTGCTATGGAAACCGGTAAGAAAGCGGTATCGGGTTTCGGTGATGAGGTAGCTGCTGAGTTTAGAATAGCAGCAGAAGCAAAGAGAGACTTACAACAAGTAGTTGATACAATGAGATTGCTTAGCGTTTCGAGAGCAGAATTGGATAGAGATTTAATTAAGGCAAAAGAAACTATTGAAAGTAGTACCGCATCCTATGAAGAAAAGAAAAAGGCAATCGATGAAGTTAGGATAGCAGAAACTAAACAAACAGAATCAGAATTAGCAGCAGCAAAGAAAAAGTTAGATGCTATAATAGCACAAAACGAACAATCTGATTCGGGGGCTGAAGATTTAGACAAAGAGGCAGAGGCTCGAATTGCAGTAATAAATTTAGAAAAAGTATCTTCATCAAATAAAACAAAGTTTGCCAAATTAGAAGAAATGGCTGACAGAGATGAGGAGGCAAGAATTAAATCTATACAAGCTACAACAACTGAGGCAGCGAAACAAAAGAAAATAGAAGATGATGCTGAAAAGAAAAGAAAAGAAGTTAAAGATGCAAGTGAACAAAAAAAGAAAGATGATAAAGAAAAACAAGACCAAAAAGATATTGATGATGAAAATAAAAGGTTAGCTAAAATACAAGAGGTAGAAGACTATTATTTTCTTAAAGGATTAGAAAGAGAAATATCAGAAATAGAACGTAAAGCAGATGCTGACATAGCAGAGCTTGAGGCTTTAGGTGCTAAAAAAGAACTTATAGAAGCTATCGAGCAAGAAAGTGCAGATAAGATAGCAGCAATAATTAAAAAGGCAAACGATGAAACCTCTTCAAATACTGAAGAAAACGAAAAAAACAAACTTGATAAAATAAAAGAAGGTATTATTTCAGTACAAACTTTAACGTCAGATGTTTTTTCTATTGCAGATTCTTTAGGAAAACAAGACGAAAAGAGTAAAGAGAAAAGAGCAAGGGCAAGTTTTGCAGTTCAGAAAGTAATGAATTTATCTCTTGCCGGTATAGATGCTGTAAAGTCAATTCAAGCTTCATTAGCACAATCTCCAATAGCTATAGGTCCAGTACCAAATCCAGCAGGTATAGCATCTTTAGCTTTTGCATCTGCAACGGGAGTATCAACTATTGCAAAAATAGCATCAGCAAAATTTCAGGGTGGAATACCAGGAGAAGATGTAGGAGTTGGAGGAGGAGGATCAACTCCAACAGCACCAGCTTTTAATTTAGTAGAAGGAACTGAAGGAAATCAAATTAACGAAAGTATAAACCTAAACAATCAAGAACCAGTACAGGCTTATGTAGTTAGTGGAGATATAACTACAGCTCAAAACTTAGACAACAATATAATTACCGAGAGCGGATTATAAACAATAATGTAACAATAACCGAATACAAACGTTTAAACTATAATGATAAAAACCTACGAAGCAATTTTTGATGCTGCTAAAAAGAATGTATATTCTATTTCATTAGTAGACGATCCTGCAATGGAGTCAATGTTTATTGCATTAAAAAAACAAGAGGAAAGTATTAAACTCGCTGAAGTTGACAAAATAGAGCGTACTTTATTAGGAGTTGTATTAATTCCTAATAAGCCAATTTACCGTAATCAAAACGGAGAGGAGTTTTATATTACTTTTCCAAAAGAAACCATAAAAGCTTCAGCTCATAATTTCTTTAAGTCTGGATTCCAATTAAATTCTAAGTTAGAACACGAAGCTCCTATCGATGGAATTTCTTTTGTTGAGAGTTGGATTGTTAAAGACCCTAAGAACGATACAGCAAACGCTTATGGTTTAGATAAGAATGATATAGTAGAGGGTTCTTGGATTGTTAAAATGAAGTGTGAGAATGATGTTATATATAAGAAGGCTCTAAGCGGAGAAATAAACGGTTTTTCAATAGACGGTTTATTTAATCTTAAAGAAGTAAATTTAAAATCAAATATAAAAATGGCAGAAGAAACAAAATCTTTCAAAGACCAAGTTAACGAAGTACTCGTTGGTTTAGGTATTGTGAAAGAGGTTAAATTAGGAAGCGTACAATCTGGAGAATTAACTATCCAATACGATGGCGAAATTTTAGAGGTTGGAACGGTTGTATTCGTAACGGAAGGCGAAGAACGTATTGCATTACCAGACGGAGAGTATCCTACTGATATGGGAATGTTAGTTGTAGTTGAAGGAGTAGTTACAGCGGTAAACGTTGAGGAAGCTCCTGTAGAGGAGGAATTATCTACACCATCAGCTCCAAGTACTGAAGAAATTACTCAAGCTATTAAAAGCTTATTAATTAAGTATAGCGAAGATGTAGATTCTAAATTTGAAACTATTAATAAAGACTTAGTAGAATTCAAAAAAGAAAACGAAACTTTAAAAGCTGAGGTTGTAACTTTATCAAACCAACCAGCTGCAAAGAGCGTAAAGACAGAAATTAAACAAGTAGAATTAACAAAGAAGGGTCGAATCCTTCAATCAATTAGAAACAACAAATAAAAATGGCAACAACAACAAACGTATCATCAAACTATGCTGGAAAAGTAGCAGGTGGAATTATCGGAGCAGCTTTTAAAGAAGGATCTACTCTCTCTTTAGGAGTTTTAACGGTAGCAGAAAATGTAAACTACAAAATGAATCTTCGTAAGATTGCTTACGCTGATGGAACTGTAAACTATTCTTGTGGACACGCTCCAGCTGGAACTATAACTTTAAGCGAGAAAGTAATCGAGCCTAAAAAAGTAAAAAATGACTTTACTGTATGTAAAGAAGATTTTAGACAAACTTGGTCAGAGGATTCTATGGGAGCTTCTGCTTCTAACGTAAACGCTCCAGCTGATATTGTAGAGGCTATCCAATTAGAAATGTTATCAAGTCAAGCTGCTAAAGTAGACGATGAAATTTGGACTGGATTAAACGCAACAAATGGAGAAATCGGAGATGGATTTACTGTACAATTCGCAGCAGATGGAGCAGTAATTAAAGCTAACAATGGTATTACAGCATTAGGAGCAATAACTACTGAATCAAACGTTGAGTCTCACTTGAAAGCAGCTTTAAATGCTATTCCTGTAGCTTTGAGAAGAAAAGAAGTACAAGTATTAGTATCTTCTAACGTTTTTCAAGCTTATACATTTCATTTAATATCTAAAGGTATTGCTTGGAACGGAACAGCAGATGAAAAAATGGCTAAATTTGGACGTTATAACTTAGTAGAAATACAAGGTCTTCCAGATAACACTATTATAGCAGCTGAAAAGAAAAATCTTGTATTTGCTACAGGTTTAAATTCAGACTTTAATACAGTAGCTTTAGAGGATGAAGATGCTATCGGATTATTGACTGGAAACGTAAGAGGAAAAATCGTTTATAATGCTGGAGTTGGTTATTACAATTCTAACGAGATTGTTTGGTTACTTACAACAACAGCTTAATTACTAACCCCTAAACAAACGCTATCGGTTAGTTACATTAATTAACTGATAGCTAATGTTTTATAAAAAAAAATTAAACAGATATGGCGTGCGATATTTCAGCTGGAAGGCTTAGACCGTGTAAGGACAGTTTAGGGGGTAACTCAACCCTATATTTATATAATGAGTTAGTAGACCCGTTTACGGTTGTTGCAGGAGAGGCAACAGCTATGAATGCGGCACTAACTGCTAATTATAAATTTGAGTTAGAAGGAGATTTAAATACCTTCGAACAATCGATGGAAGCTTCGAGAGATACGTTTTCAAGAGTTAATACTCAAACAGGTACTTTTGTTTTTAAAGTGCCAGATGCAGCAACTAATGCTCAATTTAATTTGATGGTAGCAGGATTTGTTCAAGGAGTATTAGAAGATCGAAACGGTAACTATTGGTCGATTGGTGCGGATGATGGTATTGATTTTACTGTAGTTCAATCAACTGGTGGAGCAAAAGCTGACGGTAATTTATACACTATTACAGGTGTAGCGACTACTAAAGAATTAGCTCCTATTTTAGATTCTGCAACGGTTACAGCTTTTAAAGCAGTTACAGTATAGAATTATATTACTTTTAATTATAAACCTCTTACGTTAATTCGTAGGGGGTTTTTTAATATAATAACAAAAAACGACTTTAAACGTTTATATTGTATGGTAATCGACCCAAGCAATTCAATACATACTTTAAGCGTAATACCTCGATTTTATCCGAGTACTTTATTAGTTGTTGCTTTGTATAACGAAGCGACTAACGTTACTGCAACACCAGCTGCAACGTATATAATAACTAACGGAAAGTTAAATATTACTTTTACATTTACTTTTGTAGAAAATGACAGACATCAATTAAAAGTAACCGAAGGAACGGAAGTAGTTTATAGAGGTAAAACATTAACAACATCACAAGAGCCACAAGATTTTAAATTAACTAATGGCTTATATACTTATTCATAATGGCAGATATTAAACTAATACAATTATCTAATTATGTACGACCTGACGTAATAGAAAATACTTCTATGGATTGGGTTTTAAACGGTAGAAATAACTCTTTTTATCAATACATAATAGATAGACAAAACGGTTCGGTTACAAATGCAAGTATAAATAACTCATATATTGATTTAATTTATGGTAGAGGATTAGATTTTACAAATGGAGCAAGAGGCGTTATGGATTGGGCAAAGCTTCAAACGATATTAAGACCTAAAGAGTTACGTAAAATAATATCAGACTTTCAAATCTTCGGAGAGTTTTCAATGCAGGTTATAAAAACTAAAGGAGGCGATTTATCTTCAATAGAGCATATAGCAAAAGAAAGCGTTGTGCCGAGTATTCAAAACGAAGACGGAGAAATAGAACATTATTGGTTTTCAAGAAATTGGGCAAAATGGCAACAAAATAAACCTCAACAATTCTCAGCGTTTGGAACTTCAAAAGATGCAATAGAAATTTATTGTGGTAAACCTTACAAAATAGGAAAAGTATATTTTAGCGACCCAGATTATATAAGTTCAATGACTTATATGGAGATGGAAGAGGAAATTGCAAACGGAAATATTAGCTATATTAAAAACGGTTTATCTGCTGGTTATGTTATAAATATTCCTGACGGAATGAGCTTAACTCCAGAGCAAAAGGATAAAATAGAAAAGGATATAAGAAGAAAGCTTACAGGGAGTTCTAATTCGGGAACTTTTATATTGAATTTCTCAGGTAGAGATCAAGAACCTATAACGGTAACGGTCTTTCCCGTAGCTGACAACATTCATAAACAATGGCAATGGTTATCGGAAGAGGCGACTCAAAAGATACTGACAAGTCATAGAGCAACAAGTCCAGCATTAGTTGGTATTGTATCTTCAAGCGGTTTTAGTAATACTGCCGATGAAATGGATATGGCAGAGCAACAATTATTAAAGAGAGTTATCAAGCCTAAACAAGACTTTATTTTAGATGCTTTAGAGAACGTTTTATTAGCTTATGGTATTAACTTAGATTTATATTTTAAACCGCTTACAGAGATAGTAGAAGAGCCTTTAGAAGAGCCTACAATATTATCTAATCACGTTTGTTTATCAGATGACGGAGCAAGTCAATATATGGCAGATGAATTAATATCTTTAGGAGAGGACTTAAATGAAAATAATTGGAGCTTAATGTCATTTAATGAGGTTGACTACGATACGGATGATGACGTTTTAAGTTTGGTTAACTTTACAAATACAGGTAAGGCTTTTCCAAACGCTAAATCAGAACAAGACTCTGATAAAATTATGATTAGGTATAGATACGTAGGTAATAAATTTCCACAAAGGGCATTTTGTCGAGCTATGATTAATGCAAACAAATTATATCGAAAAGAAGATATTTTAAGAATGGAAAACTCAAGTAGCAATCCTGGTTTCGGTAAAGGAAAAGGAGGCTCAGCTCCTTATTCTATATGGTTATGGAAAGGTGGAGGTAAAATATCTGCTAAATTTCCTAACGGAACTTGTAGACATAAATGGCAAAGAGAAATATATCTAAAAAAAGAGAGTCCAAGTAAAGCGGTTTTATCTCCAAAAATCGACCCTTCAGCTAAAACAGTAAGTACAAGCGAAGCAAGACGAAGAGGTTACAAAGTACCTACTAATAATAGTGATGTTTCAATAACTCCAAATAAAAACAAAGGATAATGGCAACTTTATTATTTATAACACCAGCAGAGTTAACTCAGACTACAATAATTGGAGGTAATGTCGATATAGACAAATACCAAATGAATATAGAAAACGTTATGATAACGGTTATAGAGCCATTATTAGGAACAGAATTATATGATAAGATTGTAGCAGATATATTAGCTAATACGTTAACGGGTTTATATAAAACTTTATTCGATGAATACGTTAAGCCTATAACAAAGAATCAAGCTTGTGCTGAGTATATTACAGTAAGTGGTTTTATGATAACTAACGGAGGAGCTTTTAAACATACTCCAGAGGATAGCGAATTAATGGATAAAGACGAAAAGGCGTTAATATCTACTATTTATAGTTCAAAAGCTGATACTTATGTACAACGCTTTCAAAAATGGATATGCAAGAACCCTTTAGCTGAATATAAGACATCACAAGACGAAGTAAATGCAAATAAAGATATAAGCTTAACTGCTGGATGGTACTTTGGTAGAGAAGAGCCTACATTATATGAAACTCCTTTAAATGAATAGTATTACTAAAGATATAAATAGAATTTGTAAGGATTTACAAGGAGGAATAGATAAGGTTTATTTATTTCCTTATGTTAAGTACTCTCGTAGTCAAATAGTAATAAATAATCAGTCGGTTACGTCTTTTCCCGCATCTATTCTATTTGATTGGGTTGGAATAAATCCTACATTCAACGAAACTACTGAAATAGTAGGTGGAGATGTTGCTTGGAATCAAAGTTTATCGTTTGAAATACCTAAAATGTATGCAGGACAAGAGGTTTATAAGCTTGTTAAGAAGTATTATAGAGCTATTTACGTTGATAGGTTAGGAAATATTAGAATATTAGGTTTATATAACGGATTGGATTCACAATTAACTCAAGAAACAGGATCAGATAAAGCAAGTTTAAACGGTTATAGAATTACAATGAATGGGAAAGAGGATAATCAAGCTTATTATTTAGCTAATTTAAACGGATTTACTCCGAGTTTTGATGGAACATTTCATAATACTGGAAATATTGTTGTAAATCTAACGACAAAAGTAGCAACAGAATACTCTTACGCAGGAGCATCATCTGGTTTTTCTACTTGTACATTTCTTTATGGTATGCAAGCATCGGTAAGTTTAGGAAGTAATGGGGATATGACTTGGCAAGGTCAAACATTATATAAAGCTGCATCTGATTCTTGGATAACATTAGGAACTCAAGCATATAGCGATTCAGCTGGACAGATTCCTTTTACAAATACAGATACAGGACAAACAGCGTCTTATACATCTTTAATAAATATTGTTTCAGGTGGTATTCCTACTCCTCCAAGTGACTGGGATAATAGTTCTCATCAACCTGGAGATCATCCTAATTGGTATTGGATTCAATTAGACGAAAATGGACTTGTAGTTGGATTTATATTATTTGATACTACAGCTTGTCTTTAAAAACTAAAACAAAATAAAATAAAAATAAAATGGCATTTAAAATTTATCAAGACACAGTAACAAAGGAGTTAGTAATAAACAACGGTATCGAATATCGCTATCCTGCTTTTTCAGAAATACAGAGACAAAAATACGGAGATTTTTTAATATTAAAAACGGTATCTGGAGTTTCTTTATTAGACAAAACGATATATTCGGATCTTCAAAACGAGGCTGGAACTGCTTATGCAAGTTTCGCTGCTTTAAAGACAGCTTTAGACGGGTACTTTGATTCTATTATATAATGATTAAATATACGAGCAGACGTAGAAAAATGATGATGCTGTTCTTTAGTCAATCAGCTTTGACTAAGAGCTTTGTCGCAAGAGTTATTGCCGATGG